ATAGTAGATTGATTCTGTCCTACTATATTGCCGCTACTATCTTTACTAAAGATAACAGGATCATCATCTTTGTTTAGTACGGTTCCTTGTTTTAAAGTTGCTCCTGTTGGAATAACTGTAGGTTTTGGTCCTGAGCTAGGTTTGTTACTTACATTTGTATCACTTCCTGTGATGCCTCCTGTAAGTTGAGTTGTGTCTACATCTCTACGTGCACCCATGAATGACTCTCTTAGTTTTGGACTATCTTCTGATACACCAATACCCTTAAACAATCCAGGTTCATCAAATCCAAGTAAGTCACCTAACCATGTATCTCCAAAGTTTCTTTTTCCATCTTCATTTACATCAGCTAAACCTTCATATAAACTACCTTCACCACCGAAGATGCTTCCCTTGCGTTTACTTTGATCTGTCAGTTTATCATTGTAAGCTGCTACAGCTTTAGCATTTATAAGTGCTGTTGCAGGTATACCTAATGTACCTGCTAGTGCAGTAGATAGATCCGCTAGTAAGCCTAGACCTTTAGTTGTCTTCTCTAAGTCTTTATCATCCATTGACTCAGCAGTAGAGGATACACTCGTAGAGAATGGATCACTAGAATCGTTGTCTTCTACAACATCCTCTTTACCTACTGTAGATTCTGTTGTAGTTTGTACGAGGTTAGTAGTCCACCCATCACTTAACATTTGCTCATACATCTCTTGGTTAGTAGCATATTTAGGTAGTTCACCTTCTTTGTACATTAATACAGGTGTAAAATCACTAGGTCTAGTAAAAGAATACCCTGGTTGATATTTACTAAAATCAAACTGAGCTTGTGTTGGATCATTCTTTGTAACTGTACCGCCAGGAGCATACCCTGCGTTACCCATAGCAACAGGTGCACCTTGTTTGTACATCATCTGCTGTTGTTGATACGGATCTGGCATTGTAGCTTGTGTAGGTTGTCCTGTAATGAATCCACCTACTGCTGCACCAATAGCATCTAACTCTGCTTTTTCTTCATCACTAAGCTCTTCATTAGGTATCGGCTCACCACCAATTCTACCTTCTCTGTCCATACGAGCTAATTCCATCTTGGCGTTTTCTCGTAAGTCCTCAAAAAACTTTACACCATAAAAACGAAGAACATCAGCAGGTACTACGTACTCACCTTCAGATAAACGTGCAGGAATGTCATCACGTACTTCTTCAGGTAGTGAGCCTGGGGGTACTTCATTACCTGATATTGGATCTACATCTTCAGCTTCTGCCATAAAAGCTAGTACCATTTGTTTATCTTCATTTAGTGCCATTAACTTTATCCCTCAAATATTTTAACCTACGTAACGTAGTCACAGAACCTTGAGCACGATGTAACTCTACAGTATTCTCTGCTTGTTCTAATCTTTTATGTTGTTCAGCAATCCATATGTCTAATTCTTTACAGAATGAATCCCACTCTGCTTTATTATTTACAAAAGATTTAAGCGACATTACCAGTAAATCCTTGCTCATCTGGAACTGGTGCTGTGCCTGTGCCTATAGTGCCACCCCCTGCACCTGTAGGATCTTGTGCGTCTGCACCTGCAGGTGGTGCTTGTGGTTGCTCAGGCATTGGTTGTTGGAAACCTTTCATTATTTCAGCCTGTATTGCTGCGTCTGCCATAGAGTTTGTAACTTTGTCAGGATCTAAATCCATACTCTTAGCGATCTCTCGTACAATGTAATCCATTTTAGCAAAGGGTGCTAGTGAAGGATTAGATGCTACTTGTAAGAACTGCATTAGACGTTGACTACGTACTTCATTAGCCATTAAGCTTTCAGTACCATTTGCTCTTACTTCTAAATCACCTCTTATCTTATCATCAAAGTCAAATTGCATGTTAAAAGAAAAGAAAGCTTTACCTAATGGAGAAATAAGATAATCATCTACATTTTTTACAACAGTCCTAATGCTACCGTTGGCAGCAGACATGAGCATAGAAATACCAGAAGCAGTACGACCCACTCCACTAACGCCTGTCTGACCATGAGCGAAAGATGGGAAACCAGTTGATTCATCTGCTAGTACTCTTGCCTTATCAAATAACTGCATGTTTTCACCTGCAACGTTTGGAAACTTAGTGCCAAAAATTGCTTGACCAGGCGCACCTCCCTGTCTACGAAATACCTTGCCAGGATGAACACTCATGTCTTGGCCTGGAACTAAATTAGTTTCATCTATCTCAATAAGAAGATTACCAGAAAGCACAGCATTGTCAACAGCCATTCTCATGAAACCGTTCATCAGAGTCTGTGTATCATCCATGTTTTCTGCTATACCTACACCAAAGAAGGAATAAGGGTTATGCTCAAACGGTACTGCATAATAAGGTATACGTGCAGGTTTAAATGGATTTAATACACATCTAATAACTCTACCGTTTACTGTCCATATATTAACACTTATCTCAAACAAATCCTGTAATTCATTAGGTATATTAATACCGTTTTCTTCTAGTATATCTTTATCTGCATATCCCCAAAATTCTAAAACTTCCCATCTTTCACTGTCTGTAGATATACTATCGTCATCCTCCATTTTCATTTCCCAGTGTTTACGTACATAATCAGATCCTGCAGAAACAGCATCTTCAATTGCATCTTCAATAAAATAAGGTCTGTCTTTTAATGCACGTAATTGGTTTCGTGAAAGTTTATGACGTTCTATGACATATTCAGCATCATCCATAGACGTAGCTTCTGGATCAGGATAAAAATTCCAAACTGATACATGGTTAGTAGAAGGTACAGTTTTTACTAGTGGATCATATTCACCGTCATCATTCCAATTGGGATACTCTTTATCTATAGCAAATGGTCCTTTCATAACACCTGTGCCAAGTAAAGCCATTTCAAAAGCCATAGATCTTAAATGTTTTGTAGCTCCTGATTCTTGTAATTGATCATGTATTTTCTTTTCCATCTTTTTAGCTGCTATCATAGCAGGATGGAATGTGGCTGTGGTAGGGGTACTACCATCACCCTCAATTATTTTTTCAGATACAGGGCCTACTTTATCTTCTATTGGTCCCAATTTACGTCTAAGATCTGATAAAGTTTCACCAGGTTTTAAATCAGTGTCTGGTCCTATAAGGTATGGCTTTGTTGTTTCTTGAGTAAACGACTCACGAAGTGCATCCGTAGCTTTTTCAGCATTCGGATCAATATTAATGTGAACCGCATCAGCTACTCCATCAGGTAATATAGATGGGTTAATCGTAAGTGGAAACTTATTATTACCAAATAACACGTCTACTATTTGACCATAGGCAGCTAACGTTTTAGTTTTTGTTACCTTTACAAATACTCTAGATTTTTCAGATGAAGTAAATTGTACATCGGGTCCGTATATACCCCTGTAGTTACGATAAGCTCTCATCCAACGGTCTTCATCTCCTAGACGAGCATCCTCTGCACGTTTGTAGCGATCCCCTACAAATGATACAATACTGCTTACACTTTGAAAAAGATTATCTTCCTCAACTTCTGCTGCTATTACATCATCTGTGTCAAATGATATGTCATCTATTTCTGCCATTATCTGTCATCCTTATCAAAACAGTCAAATTGTAAACCATAGTATTTGTTTGTCTCATGCTTCTGCCAGTTAGAGCTTTTTACAATCTGTTGGCATTGTTCTTGAGTAAATAGTTCTTGCATAACATATTGATTACCTGTGTAGACCCACTCTGTTCCTGTGTTACCCCACATGCTTATTACAACTACAAATGTTTTCATTTTTAATATCCAAAAGTAGGATCTGACATTTGAAAGCCAGAACGTTGTGTTGCAGGATTATAATCCCATATAGAACTTCTTGGTCTAGTCATTATACCATAACGTAGTGCATCGTACAAGTGATCCTCAGAGTTTGTATCCACATCTTCAGGATTCTTTTTATCTAGCGGAATCGCAGGGATTTGCGCTATTGTATTCGTGCAGGTGGAAAAGAACACAAGCCTTGGCTCTTCAGTGAACTCGTCCACCTGCAACCTACGGTGTATCTCATTTTTACCAGCAACCCTAGAACCACGAGAGCGATCTGAGGGCCTCCAACGACAACCCTTCATGTTCATTTGCTCTGCAAGTGATGGGCCAGTATCACCTCTTTTATGCCAGAGGGAAGAGTCCAACACACCGTACCTCATAGTACCATCATTTGATTCAGCTTCTATAATCATATCTGCTAAATCTGTAGCTGTAACCTTAGAACAATATAACTCTCTGTAAACAACCAATTGTTCACTTGGTGAAACAGCGATCCATAAAACTCCAGTGTAGGAACCGTAACCATAGTCGCAAGCTCTAAATCTAGCCCATGATTTTGGTATATCGTATGGCTCCACAACGTGTATGCTTCTATCAAATTCAGGAAAAGCTGCTCCTTCGTTAATATCCCAATTACCGTCTAGTAATTGTTTTCTTTGGTGTTCAGGTAACGATAGTAGCATCGCCTCGTAGTCACCACTATCTGCTAGGTATGGATTGTCAAACAAACTAGCAGGTATGAACCTACGCCTAAACAAGGGCTGTCCTTCTCGACTATGCCCTTTAGGAAACTTTATTGTATCTCCTGTTTCAATGTTAGTTGCCCAAAACGGATCGTTTGGAGGAGCAGGATCAATAAACATTTTCTTGACCCACTGGTGTCCGTTGCCGCCTGGGTTTGTTGTAGCTCTCATGTACAAACCTAGTTGAGAGCTAAACGCTGAACGAAGTCGTGACCTCATGTAATCCCAAGCGTAGGGTGTAGGCCACTGTGTTAATTCGTCAAATCCAATCCAATTAAACGCCTGACCTTGGTATCGTGTTACATCCATATCTTTGTCGAGATACGACATCCACAGTCTACCACCTCTAGGTGCAATCCACTGTGACTTACGTTCTGACCACTTGATACCAGGAACTGCTTTAGGATAAAGTTCTTGACTCTTCTGTATAAGTTCTCTAAGTTCTTCTGTAGTATGACGAACTAGT